GTCACCCAGCACCGCTGCGATCAGGTTGTCCCGACGCTCATCCAGCAGCGCTTCGTCACTGACCGTACCCGGCGTGATGATCCGCACCACCTGACGATCCACCGGCCCTTTGCTGGTCGCCGGGTCGCCGACCTGCTCGCAGATCACCACCGACTCGCCGAGCTTGACCAGTTTCGCCAGGTAACCTTCCGCGGCATGGTAAGGAATCCCACACATCGGAATCGCCTGACCCGCCGACTGCCCACGGGCGGTCAGGGTGATGTCCAGCAATTTGGCGGCCTTCTTCGCGTCTTCATAGAAGATTTCGTAGAAGTCGCCCATGCGGTAGAACATCAGCTGGTCAGGGTGCTGGTTTTTCAGGCGCCAGTACTGCTGCATCATTGGCGTGTGACTGGATAAATCTGAAATTGCTTTATTCATCAGTGGCTTAGCGTTATTCGTTCAAAAGTGTGGGGCAAAAATGGGGCTTTTTGGTTTGCTTTTGAATGCCTGACCAGATGTGTAGAAGCTCGGTCGGCGACTCGTCGTCCATCCACTTGGCGTACACCTCGACCAGCATGGTGAAGTCCTTGTGGCCCATTTGCTTTGCAATGAACGCAAGGTTACCACGGGCAGTCAGGCACCAGCAGGCGTAGGTGTGCCGAGTCTGGTACGGCCGGCGTGGGCGAATCCCTGAACGCTTTTGGATGGCTGCCCACTTAGTGTTCCACGATGTGGGGATAAACCAGTGGTTGATGATTTTCTTCCGGGCTTGCGTCGTAGGGGACAGCAGCGGGGTGACTGTTTCGATGCGACTTTCGTGGCGGTTCATGTACACCTCTATCTCACGCGGTGCGTGGTCGGCCACCAACCCCATCAGAATTTTGCAGGCCTCGACAGCTGGCGGCATCAGAAGTACTGCCCGAGGCTTTCCAGTCTTTGGGACTTTGAATGTGCCATCTGCTGTGATTGCTCGGATGATGTTGATCTGTCCCGCGACCAGGTCGATGTCTTCGACAGCCAGTGCGCACATCTCTCCCGGGCGAAGGCCTGTGTAGACCGCAAGTGTGATTGCGGCTGAGTCCTGCGGGTGGAGGCATCCTTTGGCGAGCAGTTGTTCAAACTCGCCCTTTGTCAGCGGATCTGGTTCGCGTCCGATCATTGCGAATCGTATGCAGGCGGTGGAGAGGCCTTTGCGGCAGTAGCTGTTGTTCTCGCACCAGGCCAGGAAACCAGCAAACGTAGCCAAGTAATGGTTCGCGGTCGAGGGCGCCCGAGTGGCGATCAGTTGCGTTCTGAGTAGTTGGATATCTTCGGGCAAAAGGATGCCTGCCAACCGGTCTGGCCCCAATAGTTCGGTGCAGATATCAAGCGCGTAACCGTATTTCTCTTCGGTCATCGGGGTAATGTCGACGGCCTTCAGCGGTTTGTAGCGGGCCATCAGCGCGGCCAGGCGTTCGTCCTTTACGTTGCTGTAGTTGGTCGCGTTCTTCGAGTTGGGGAAGTGGCGCGTGTAATCGAAGTGCCCTGTTTTGATCTCATGAATGATTGCCGCCCTGAGTAGGGCGGCATGTTTGATGTTGGCTTTGGTAACTGGAAGGCCGAGGGATTCGCGGCAGCGGACTCGCCGCCACATGAACACGACGCGAATGTTGCCGCCGTGTAACTCGATCCCTTTGTGTTTGGCCAACTCGGCTTCTAGGCCGCTTCCTGCGGTGCGCTCTCGGCCCACTTGTCGTACTCCGTCATGTTGATTGCGATGCGGCCGTCTGGCGTTTTGCGCCAGATGCGGCCCTGTGCCCAGGTACCGTTCTTCACTTTGTGGCGGATGGCGTCTTCGCTGTAGCCGGTGAGTTCGGATGCGCGGTTGATCATTACCCAGCGTGGAAGGCTCATTGCTGTTGCTCCCGTGCACGGCGCGCGATGCCTTCGGCCTGGCGCAGCTTGCTGCATTGTTCGTGGTTGCCGTGTGCCCGCGACTTGTCGCATTTGTCGCAGATGGTTTGGAGGTCTAGGGGCGGCATTTGCCCGCGGCGTATTCGGACTGTTCGGCGAAGGGCTTTCATGCGGCAAGCCTCTGATACATGTTGATCAGATCCGCGGCGTTGGCTGCGACCAGTGCTTCGGCTTCGTCTGGACAGACACTGTTGCCGATCAACCGTACCTGGTTGGTCTTGTTGATTGGCAGCCACTGTTCGGCGCCGGTGGCTGGGTCAACGAACAGCCCGCGGTCGATGATGTAGTCCTTGTCGAAGCCCTGCGCCGCCTTCAGCTCTGGCGGCTGCAGCATGCGCAGGGTGATGTCTACCAGCACATAACCGCCGACCATGACCATCTCGGCGGGGTCTTTGAAGTGCTCCGGCAGATACTCATGCATGAAGGCGGCGCAACGGCGAGCGCCTTCCATCTGCTCCGGCGTCAGCGTGTCTGGCACCTGCACCACTTCGACCAGCGCAACCCGGTCCTTCGTCGGCAGGGTATGCATGGGTTCGGTAAGCGAAATGCCATCCTTCTCGTTGCCGTAATACTTCACCAGGTAGGCACTGGCCAGTCGCTGATTGGCACCGGACTGGCAGATGGTAGAGATCGGGTCATTGGACGATCGCCCATCTCCTTTATAGAAACCGCCATTTGCCTGTTCGAAAAAGGACGCTGACACTGCGTGGTGCCCGGTACTGGTGGCGACCACATTGAGCGGCACAGCGACATCTGCCCCTACCGATCCCTTTCGTAAAGTGATCAAGTTCGCCGCGGCAAGTGCGAAGTGCCCGCCCTTGACCTGGGCAACCTGCGTGCGCAGCGGCTCGACTGCGCTGAAGTTGCGCTGCGCTGAGCCGTTTGCACACTCTGTAAGGAACGGCGCAGCCACCGGCTGTACCAGTGCGTGATGAGTGCCGCCTGCGCTGATGGTCGACAGTGCGTCGTCGACGCCGTGAGTGCTGGTGTGTGCTTCCGATGTTCCCCGCATCGGGACGATGAAAGGCTTCACGCTGGTCAGCACATGACGCCAGCAACCCTTGGCCACGCGGCGCATGGTGTTCGTCGCCATCGGTTTCTCGCGGAAGATCGTGCGGCCCAGGTTGCTCCAGTCGATGCACTCGGCAGCAGAGCGCCAAGGGAGTTGTTTCGCGGTCGGCTTCTTGTGGCGTTTTGCTACCGGCCAGACGATAGCCTTGCCGTCTCTGCGAGCTACCAGGTAAAGCCGTTTGCGGATGGTCGGCGTGCCGGCATTGGCCGCGATCCGCTCACGCCATTCGACGTTGTAGCCGAGGCCACGGATTAGATCTGCGACCGGAACGAAGTCGCCGATTGATTGCAGGATCTCCGGCATGTCCGGGTGATCGGCAGCTAGGCCCGTACTCAGCGCAGCAATGAATGATTTGAAGGTGCGGCCGCGCTCGGCCTTGATCGGTTGCCCCTCTTCATCGATCGGTCCCCAATCGCAGAATTCTTCGACGTTCTCCAGAAACATCAGGCGCGGCCGGGTAGCGTAGGCCCAGCGCACCACAACCCATGCCAGGCCGCGCACGCCGCGATCGCGCGGCGCACCGCCCTTGGCTTTGCTGTGGTGGCGGCAGTCCGGCGAGGCCCAAAGGATGCCGACTGGCTGGCCGCCTGTAGCGTGGATCGGGTCAACCTCAAACACGTCGGCAACGTAGTGCGCTGTCTTCGGGTGGTTGGCGCGGTGTACGGCCAAAGCAATCGGATTGTGGTTCACCGCGACATCCGGTTCCCGATAGGCTCGAGCGATACCAGTACTTGCACCTCCGCCACCAGCGAACAGATCGACAACCAATTCTTTTTCAAACGGTAGTGCAAGGGATGTCATGCAAGTCATGCGCTCATCCTCCGGCGGTGATCGACTTGCATCAGCTCCATCAGGCGGCTGAAGAACTGCATGCTTGCCTCTTGAACTGAGAGTGGAGTGATGCGCTCGGGCATTGCTGGGACGCCTTTCAGACATTCCCACTCGCCGGGGTGATGTGGCATGAGGTCGCGGCGTTCGGTGGCCAAGGCCACCAGATCGGCGCGGATGACGCTTTCGGGCAGGATCGGTTCGATGTTGAAGCGATCGCAGACGGCGTGCCACACCCGTTGCTCTGCCTCACGAAATTCGGGCATCAGCGCTTTGAGCGGTCGTGTCATGTCGCCGAGGTATGCCTCGGTGGCGTCGTGGATCAGAGCCGATAGCTGATACTTTGTCGGCACCAGGTCACACACGATTAAGCTGTGTTGGGCAACGCTGTAGTGCTCGCGTGTGTGGCCGTTGAATCTGCACAGGTTGGCCAAGGAGTGTGCGATATCGCGAGGGCTGATCATAGCTGCGGTAGGGTTGAGCAGATCGAACTGGCGACCGCTGTGGGTGAGAATCCAGCTCATGCGACACCTCGCCCGACAGTCCCTACCGGACGGTTGAAGTCTGCCGTCAACTTAGCCGCCATTCCGAGTGTTGTTAGGGCTCGGTCGGCGAGCTGTTTGATTTGAGTTTGCTGGGCATTAGCTTTTGCGCTTACTGCCTCGGTACCAGGGAATGCCTTCCACGTTTCCTGTGCAAGGCGCAGGCTATCCGCCGTGTTGAGCAGTGCATGCGCGTCTTCTCTGGATAGGAAAGTCCCGAACGACAAGGTCTGACGATACAGCGCGAGGTAGCGCTGCTTAGCCTCGCTGAGATCGGTTTGATACTGCTTGAGATCGCTATGGCGAAGGCGATTGACTCGCTTCATCGCTTTGAGGAAGTAGAAGGATGTCAGTGCCCAGCCGGCCAGCAGGCCAAAAAGGATGATGTAGGTTTCATTTTGCATGTGCTGTGTACCTCAGTAGAACCCGCCACCGGGATCGTTGGTGAGAGGACGGCGGCGGGGTGTTGCTTTGGGTTTAGTTACCGGGTTGCCTCGTACAGAGGTACTTCGTTGATTGCGCCTTTGATCTTCGTGCGAACCGCGTTGTAGGCCTCTTCCAGTACTTTCTCTGGGCGCACCAACTCGAACCACATTTGCAGGCGACTATCGACAATCCGGTAGCGGAAGCGAGCAGGGACGCAGAAGGCGTCACCACCGAGGAAAGGTTTAACCCCGATGAAAAACTGTTCGGGGATGTTGAGCTGCCCTGTTTCGCCGGCGCGGCCGTCGATCTCTTCGTTATAGGTCAGCTGAACTTGGCCGTTGTCGAGGCGAGTGCCTTGGCGAAATGAAATGTTCTTCTTCGCTTCCAGTGTTCTGCTGATCTCCAGCATGTCGGCGGCGCTTGGCGCTGTCGGGGTGTCGTCTGGTGCCACGATGTCTTTCACGTTCTCTTCGACGAACTCGGCGAAGGTGGCCTGGTCCATGCGCTTGCGATCGCCAGCTTTCCAGCGGCCCCACTCGACAGTGATGGGGCAGCAGTACGTTGCAGTGTGATCACTCCAGGCAGGCAGATCGGGCTGGTGGTAATCGATCACTGCCGAGAAGGTGCGACCTTCGGGGCCGTTGCAGAACACAGCAGTCGCTGTGGTAGCAAAACGGTTTACGTAGGCAATGAAGCTGTCGGCATCAAGCACAGTGATCTTCTGGCGGACGCGCGTTGGTGCGTGTTGCAGATGTTCCAGCGATTTGATGTCGACGCCATCGGGAATCAGGGCAAATGGCGCGGCCAGATCATCATGGTCAATCGGTTTGCCCAAGGCTTGAGCTAGGGTCACAAGATGTTGAATTGCTTGCTGCATTGGATGTGCTCCATTTTTTGGTGAGAGGCTTTACTGCGAAACGTTGCGGAGGCTTGCGGGGTTCTCTTCTTCAATCACGGGGCGGAGCTGCAAATCTTGCTGGCGTGGGTCGCGACGGGTGAGGTTGCCTTCAGGTGTCAGGAAGAACAGGGAAGTACCGCGGGACAGAACCGGTTCTTTCACCTTGACGTCGGCCTTGATGTTCATCTGGCCGCGCCCGTCAGGCTTGTAGTTCAGTTCGATCACCAGCTTGCCGGCTTTGCCGGACAGACGAATGGCGTCGATGAGGCTGTACTGGGCCTCGCTCAGTTCATCGAGAAGGCCGCCGGCCTCGATGTCCCGTAGCGTGTCGATGAAGGGGCGTGCTTTGCTCATGTGCTGTGCCTCATTGAGTGCGAGTTGTTTGCCCCTGAACGGCAGGGGCGCCGTTGGTTCAGGCCGCTTCCTTCGTTGCTTGGGCATCGAGGAAGTCGGCCAGGTCGTGCAGATAAACCACCCGTTGAGCGCGAGCCGATCCGTGCAGGCGCTTCACGACCAGCGCAATGCGGCCTGCCTTGATTTCGGTCAGCAGGTAACGGTCGGTCCGGATGTGTGTGAAGTACTGTTCGCGTACCGCCGACAAGGTCGGGCACGGCGTGGCGAACTGGCGGCGAAGTTGATCGAGTGTGTTACTCACGCTGCGTCCTCCCCGTACCCCTCCGATCGGGGCACCAACTTCAGGCGAATCATTTCGGCGAGGCCTTCTTTGCTTTTGCCTATGGCGGCGGCGCATATCTGGCCTTTTTCGTCAGCGACCACGGCGCCGAATGGATGCTCGGGTGAATTGGTTGGGGTGACGTAAGCGACTTGGCCTTCTTGGATCACGCCGTTAACGCAGCGGAAAACTTCGGCCAGTTCCAGCGTGCGGCAAGGAATGCTGGCCAGCAGGTCAATGGCTTCGCTCGCTGCGCCAATGAGCGTGGCGCGGCTGACCACACCCGGGCTGTCCAGATAGATTGGGATCAGTCGCAGGGCGCCTAGAGCTTGGGTGTATGCATTGAAGTAATTGGTTTTCATGCTGCGGCGTCCTTGTTCGTGATGGTGATTCCCAGCTTCTTAGCCAGCCAATCAACCCCTTCCTCTTTCACCATGACTACGGCGTAGTGCCGGTATTTGTTGATGGAAGGGATCAAGGTGCTGCGTGGGTCCGAGTACAGGTAGCCACGTTCACGGTGCTGGCTGGCAAGGTCGCCGCTGGTGTTCAAAATGCCGAGCTCCCGCAACCTGGTGCGGAAGGCGCGGGGTTTGAGGCCGAGCACTGCGGCGGTTTCGTCCAGGGTGCGGTTCATGGCGCTGTCCTCAGGCTGCGTCGCTATCGACGCGGGCGGTCAAGGCGGTGAAGAGCTCGTCGAGCTGGCCAAAAAGGTTGTCGAGTGCGCCGTCGTTGTGCAGCACCAGGTCGTTGTCCTGAATGCCAATGCCCGATTCGCTGACGTGTGGGTTCACCTGTGTTGCATCAGGACGGACGACGTGGACAACGATCCCGCCGCGCTGGCGAACAAAGTCTGCTTCGTTCTCGAATCGCAGATCGCTGATCACGAAGCCGGTCGCGGTGTCATGGGTCTGCCCGAGGAACTCGAGGTTCTGCTCAGCCAGCAGCAGCCAGAGTTCTGGGTGAACCAGGTTGCGGCCCCATTCAGTCCCTAATGACTGCATCAGCTCGCGCGGCGAGCGGCCGAGCCAGCCAATGGGCTGCTCTTTGCGGGCGCCGTCGAAGTCGCATGGGCTCAGGTTGAAGATGTTCATCAGTCCTTCGCGTAACGGATCTGCGAATGCGTAAGCCTGAAAGCCGTGAACGTTCACTAGGTGAGTGGCGGCGGTGGTTTTGCCGGTGCGTGCGCGGCCGGCGAGACCGATCAAAAGTTGCTTCATGCTGCGTCACCTCCCCATGGGGAAGTGTCTGTGGCGTCGATCAACTGGGCTGTGCGGGTCTTGCTACGTGCATTGGTGATGACCAACAGTCCGGTGGTTTGCTGAATGGCGATCACTGCTGCACGGCTGGTGGCGGCCGCTGGATGCAGATAGACGGGGCAGCGGGTATTGCTGTGCTGTGTGGTTTGCATGGCTCGTACTCTTTGGTGAGAGGGGTACGAGAACAAGACTACAATTCAATTTGTATTTAGGTCAACAGGCAAATTTGTATTTGATTTGAGGCCGAAAAAAAACCCGCTCAAGGCGGGCATCAATTTGTTTGTTTTCAGCGTAGAACGGAGTACCAGAACACCCGGCCGATGATGACTATCGACTCCGAGTGGATTCTTTCCAGTGTGTATTCCTCGTCGGGGTACTCGTCTCTATTGAAGCTGCGCATCCTGATCCCGCCGAGTGGTAGGCGATAGAGCATTTTTACGCGGAGCTCGTCATTGTGGCTAAGCGCGTAAATGTCCCCGTCCTTAAATTCCTTTTTCCCCTGGTCAACGCCGACGGTGCTGCCGTTTGGAAGTACTGGTTCCATGCTGTTGCCTGAGACGGTGACGCAGACGGCATTGTCCGGTTCGACCCCTTGCCTGCGTAGGGTGATCTTTCCAAATCTCAGCTTAGACCTTACGTGGTCGTGCGTTACAGCCCTGCCATTTCCTGCCGAAAGCTGTACTTCCTTGAGCAATGGAACCTCGATTTCATCGTCATCCAGTGGGGTCTCGTCATCCCACACTTCAATTGGGCCGAGCATTACCGCCTCAGGGACGGTTGATTTTTTTTGATCGCCGTTCAGGGCGGCCACTTCTTCAATCGAGATGCCGAGCACCTGAGCGATCTGGATAGAGAAGCGGGTATTTTTGGTGTCGCCCGCCTCGAATGCTGCGTACGTCTGCTGACTGAACGTTTCTTCGGGACCCAAGAGTGCTCTCACTTTTTCGGCGAGTGCGACCTGGCTGAGCTTTAGTTTTTTGCGGCGTGCCTTGAACAAGGCTGCTACGGCCGACGGATTCTTGGAGGCTTTAGTCATCCCTGAATAATACAAATGATTTTGTACTCCATCCAACACGCTAATTTGTTGCGTAAATACAAATTTAGCTGTAATTTCTGTTTGTACTTTCTGCTCTGAGGTCCCCATGAACCACTCTGATGAGATGCGCTTAGCGCTGGTTGAAGCTGTCGAGGCGGCCAAAGGTCAGGTCGCCTTCGCGCAGGTCATGTCGAGCCCGGGACGTGTGGTTTCGCAGCAGATCGTCTCGTATTGGCTGAAGCGGGGATATTTGCCCGCGGAGCTTGTGGTGCGGGCCGAGTTGATGACCGGTGTTTCTCGGTTTCGACTTCGACCTGATGTTTTCTGTGTGCCGCAAGACCTTCAGGAATCAAAGGCTGCTTAATTAAGGTGCCGAGCTGGGGCCTCTCACCAAAGATCCCCCAGCTCAGCTACGACGACACACAGCACATGCACATCGGTCGTGGTTGTAGGATAGGGTTAACCCTGGACTATGGCTACACCGTAAACAGGGGATTTACGGTTATGAGTCGCACAGATCTTTTGCCGGACGCTGGTCCGGTTCTTCCTCTACGTCAGGCGATCTATCGCGCTGGTCGTGACTTCAAGGGCGGAATCACCGCCCTTGCCTTTGAGATGGTGTTGGATAACGACACCCTTCAAAAGAAACTTAAGCTCGACGAAGAGCGCCGCTGGCTGAACCCTGATGAGCTTGAAGATGTGATCAGGTTGACTGCTGACCCGCGCTTGCTTGACGCGTTGATGCGTCCGGCGGGTGCGGTCTGGTATCGCCCGGTACCGGTACCGGCAACGCGTGATGCTCTTAAAGCTGTAGGCAAGTTGCTCGGCGAGACCGGTGAGTTTGTGGCTGCGATGCACGATGGTGCTGCCGACAATATCTGGGAGCTTCACGAAGTCTTGGACCTCGAAAAGCAGGGCATGGACGTTATCCGCGAAATCCTCGGCATCATGGCGGGTGCTCGTCAGGCGATGGAGGACCGCGTCAATGGCTGATGATATCGATCGCGCCAACGACCAGGCGCAATACCTGCTCGACGTTGCCCTTCATCGCAGTCGTCGCGTGCCATCGAGCCGTGTCAGTGCTCAGTTCTGCGAGGATTGTGACGATCCTATCCCGTTGCTTCGACAGCAGACGATTGAGGGTTGCGAGACCTGCGTCCACTGTCAGGGGTTGCGGGAGGCTCGGCGATGAGTGAACCGGCCAAAGGAATAGCCATCGCCACGTGGGCAAAGCGTTACATCAACACCTTCGGTCTTGCCTTGGTCGCCATTGAACCTGGTGAAAAGGCGCCGAAAGGCATTGGCTGGAACAAGCCGGGCGGGTTCATCACCGACCCTGCGGCAGCCGAAGCATTCTGGCAAAGAAATCCGAACCACAATCTGGGCGTCGTGCTCGGGCCGAGTCGCGTCTGCTCGTTGGATGTTGACGATGTGCAGTGGACGCGCCACGTGCTTTACGAGCTGTTGGGCGTGGATCTGGATGCCATGGCTGTCGTGTATCCGACCATCGTTGGTAACCCCCTGCGGTTTCGAGTTTTGTTCAAGTTGCCGGACGGCATTGAGCTGACCCGGCATTCTCTTTCCTGGCCAAATGAAAAGGACCCGGATGGCTCGATTCACAAAGGCCTGATGGACACGGCGAAGGCCGCGAAAGAGCAGGGCGATGTCGCCGGCGAGTCTGCTGCCCGCGCCGAAGCTGAAGAGTACAAACGTTTCACGGTGTTTGAACTTCGTGCCGGCCTGGTGCAGGACGTGTTCCCGCCGTCGATTCATCCTGGTACCGGCAAGCCGTACATCTGGAAAACCCCGCCCAACGGCACGGACGGTTTGCCAACGCTGACCAACGATCTGCTGGCCATCTGGCAAAACTGGGACATCTTTAAGCGCGATGCTGAAGCAGCATGCCCCTGGGCAATTAAACCCGCAGCTCCGGCGCCGAAGGCCGTCAAGCGCTCGGCGCCAGCGGCGGGTAAGTCGCCATCGGTGATTGACGAGTTCAATCGCTGTCACGACGTTGAAGAGTTGCTGCGTGCCAACGCGTATATCAAGCGGGGCGGCAAGTGGTTGTATCCACAAAGCAGCACCGGCCTACCGGGTGTGACAATCAGCGAGGGCAAGGTTTACTCGCACCATGGGGCAGATCCGCTCGCGAATGGTCATCAGAACGATGCCTTTGAGGTGTTCTGTTTGCTCGAGCACGGCGGTGATCAGTCGAAGGCGGTGAAGGATGCTGCGCGCATGCTGGGTATGCAGCATTCAACGCGGCCTGATCCGCGGGATCTTCCCCCGACCCCATCTGATGACCTGAACGAGCCGAGCTCGGGGGTGACCGCAGACAGCGAGGCCGCTCCGGCTCCTGATGGGGGTGCGGGGGACGTGTTGACGCTTGAGCACATCCTTCGGCGATTTGCATTGGTGGAAGGCACAACCCACGTGTGGGACTTCGACCAATCGCGAGTTATGAAAAAGTCCGCATTCGAAGCCCGGGTCGGTAAGCCATTGGCCAAACAGTGGCTAGAGGACACCGAGCGCCGCAAGTTGATTTCGGATGACCATGTCCGTGATATCGAGCAGTCGCGGCGAATGGCGGGCAAAAAGGGCGGCGCCTTCGGTATGCCTCCGACAGAGCGTTACGTGTACATCGACGGCACTAAAGACGTATGGGACAGAGATAAGAAGCGGCGTGTTGCAGAGGGTGCAGTGAAGATGGCCCTGGGCGACACGTACCCATTGTGGTTGAACAGCAGTGAGCGGCGGGTGGTCGATGTTGACCACATTGTGTTTGACCCGACGATGACCAAAGACCCGAGCATCTACATCAACACGTTCGATGGTCTGCCGCTTGAGCCGGTCAATGATGATGAAGCCTGCGCAAACCTGCGCTGGCTGATTTCGTTCCTGTGCAACCACGATGAGGACGCAGCGCGTTGGTTGACGCGGTGGATGGCATACCCGCTTCAGCACCTCGGCGCCAAGATGGACACGGCTGTTTTGATGCATTCCATCATGGAAGGCTCCGGTAAAAGCCTGCTGTTCGCTGATGCATTGGGGATGCTTTACGGTCAGTACGCGGCCACGGTTGGGCAGACGCAGCTCGAAAGTAACTTTAACGCCTGGCAAAGCCGAAAGCTCTGGTCGGTGTTTGAAGAGGTTGTCAGTCGTGACCAACGTTACAACCAGGTGGGCAAGATCAAGCATTTGATCACCGGCAAAACGGTGCGCATGGAATCGAAGTTCATCAATGGCTGGGAAGAGGCCAACCATATGAATGCGGTGTTCCTAAGCAACGAGATCATGCCGTGGCCCATCAGCGAGAGTGATCGGCGGATGTTGGTGATGTGGCCCGAACAGACCCTGCCCGAAGTCCGGCAGAAAGCTATCGGCCAAGAGTTGAAAAATGGCGGGGTTGCGGCGCTCTACGGCTGGTTGTTGTCGGTTGACCTTGGTGACTTTGACGAGCGCACTCGGCCACCGAGCACGGCGGCACGTGAACGACTGGTGGCTTTGAGTCGGGCTGGGTGGCAAACGTTCCTGAATCTCTGGAAGTTCGGCGAGCTGGGTCGCGATTTGTGGGGTGTGTGCCTTTCGACTGACCTCTATTCGCTATTTCTTGAGTGGTGTCACCGCAACAAAGAGCACGTGATGAGCCAGACCAAGTTCTCGTTGTTCCTCGGCTCTGAAGTCGATAAGACCCGCTCTATCCCCTGGACTGAAGGTAGTAACAGGCGATTTGGCGCGTTCTTCTTCCCTAATGATCCTGACGCTTCCCAGCCCCCATCATTGAAGGCGGCCGATCTGGGCAAGACAGTCTGCAACTGGCGCGCGCAGGCGAAGTTGGCTGGGTGGAACGTGGACAACTGGGAACACGTCAAGGCGGCTGCAGCATGAGTGCGCATAAAAGTGTGTTGGGTGTGTCGGGCGTGTGTTGGGTTGGTTTTTGGAACCCCACACAATTTCTGGCCTTGAATTGCGCGGGTTTGCGGCTGCTGTGCGGGGTGTGTTGGGTTTGGTGTCGCGCACGCGCATGCATGACGTTATTTGAACCTAAAGTAAGGGTAAGAAAATTTTCTTATGCGAGGACAGATAAACCCAACAAACCCAACACACTCAACTCAAAGTTAATAAAGGTATTGATTTTAAAGAGATTTATTTGTGTTGGGTTTGTGTTGGGTTGTGGTTTTTTTGTGTCGGGTTCGGTTTTTCGGGGGGAAGGGCGATGATCGAAGAAATGGAAGTACTGTTGAAGCACTGGGGCGAGCAATGCCGGGGCAATGGTGAGGCCGGCGGCATGGGCAGTCCGATGGCAACGATCATGGAGTGGGGCGGCTGCGCACCTCGCGGCACACCCGGCTCTCGGATCATCCTTGGTGCAGGAGCTGGTCCAGATGCGGTTGCTCAAGAGATCGGTGCAGCTCTGTCAGAGATCGCTCGACAGGACGAGCGGGGTGAGCGGTTGCAGCGGTTGGCAGGCTTGCGGTATGGCGATGATCCGGCGCCGACCTGGCTGATGCAAATGCATCTGTTGGGTCTAGCGTCCAGCGCGAAACAGACTTACTACGACCAGGTGCACGATCTGCATCAGCGACTGGTGCAGGTGCTGACTGATCGCGCCGAGGCGCGCAAGTGGCTTGCCACTGGTCGGGGCGGAATGCCTCAAAGTCTCCTCAAAGTTGCGTCAAAGTTGCGTCGAGTTGGTTAACCGAAAATGCCCTCTTTTCGGTTCCGTACTGAGGGGGTAAAAAGTCACCACGATATGGAATTTGCGCCTTGGCGCTGACCTCGCACGTGCTGTGCAGCTTCACCCGGCCCTCCCTGAGCCGGTCACCTAACCCCGCTTCGGCGGGGTTTTTATTTTCGGCCCGATGGGTGTCTGCAATGGAGAATCAGCATGAGCGAGCCGGCAACTATTGTCGTGGCCGGTGGTGTGGGATTGGCTGCTACTGGCCTTCTAGCGGGCGTTGACATGCTCGCAGTGATCGGCGCGCTGGCTGGCTCGTTGGTCTTCTTCACCACGACCGAGGAATTGCCCGTATGGAAGCGCGTTCTGTTCCTGCTCGTTTCTTTCGTGATGGGTTACATGTTCGCCCCTGGCATGGCCGAGGTTGAGATGTTCGGCACCAGGCCATTCAAGTACACCGGGCCAGCGGCGTTCGGTGCTTCGGTTGTGGTCGTCACCGTTGCACTGGCCGTCATCAAGCGGCGCGGCCTCATTGCTGAACAGCAAGGGAGGCAGGATGGATAGTCAACTATTGCAGCAGGTCCTCACGCAGGTGACGTTCTGGTTGTGTGTCGCGTTGTTCGTTCGACTGTTTACGTTCAAGCGGCAAGGTGCTCGGTTCCGTCGGAACATGAGTTGCCTCGCTTGGCTGGTGATGGTCGCGGCTGGTTCTGCTGCGGGGTACATCGGCAAAGGGCAGTTGGTCATGCCGTATAACTCTTGGCCGTTGGTGGTCCTGCTCGCGGTGTTCGTTGGGTCTGTCTGCAAAAGCTCGGGCAACCTGGCACGTGTATGGAAGATGGGCTGATGAGCAAGGTTTCGGATGACCGACGTGGCAGTAGTACCGAGCGTGGTTATGGGTACAAGTGGCAGAAGTCTCGCGATGGCCACCTGCGTCAGCATCCCTATTGCACCATGTGTTCGACAGATCAACGGCCAGTGGCAGCGACCATCGTTGACCACAAGATCGCGCCGAAGCTGAAGGACGCCAAGGATAGTGGCGATCCGGTGCGTATCAAGGCCGCATGGAAGCTGTTCTGGAACCCGAAGAACTGGGCGAGCCTGTGCAAGTTCTGCCATGACTCGACCAAGCAGCGGCTGGAGAAGAGTGGTCGGCTCCCTGGCTGCGGTGCAGATGGCCGTCCCGCCGACCCGGGCCACCACTGGAACCGGTGACCAGCTGCCATCGGCGCACCAAAAAATGGCACAACCCCGAGGGTAGGGGGGGTGAAAAACTTCATTCGGACTTCCTTCTAGACCGCTCGCCCCCCTCGCTTCGCAAAGTCGGGAAAAATGAGGGGAGGGGGGTATGAACAGGCAGGGTTATTTATGGCCGGAAACGGAAACTCAGGTCGCCCTGGAAAACCAGCGGTGCTCAAACTTTTGCAGGGAAATCGGGGCCGGGAAAATCTTGATGACCTGATTGCAGAGGCCACAACACCGGCGGTACCCGTGGGGGCACCGCCAATGCCGGATGTCCTTTCGACAGAGGCAGTTGCGGAATGGGAGCAGTTGGTCCCCGCATTGATCTCCCTCGGTATCGTTTCGCAGCTGGATTCGATGGCGCTGGCAACTTATTGCCAGGCGACGGCGGACTGGCGGCGCTACCAGCGGCTGATTGCTAAGCGGAATGTTGAGTCCGCTGATGAATTGGGCGGCGACATCCAGACCTTCAAAACCGGCGCGCAGCAGATGCACGTCCTTCGGCAACTGGCGAACGACGCGGAAAAGCGTGCCAACGCAGCTGGTGCGCAGTTCGGCCTTTCGCCGATGTCCCGGCGCAATCTGAAAACGGCACCGCCGCCGCAAGGTGAGCTCTTCCCTAATGAACAACGAGACGCCGCAGACAAGTATTTCCGCTGATGATCGCGTCACTGCCTTTGCCCTTGCCGTACTGGCTGGCGATATCGTCGGCGGTCCCAATGTTCGTAACGCCTGTAAACGCCACCTTCGCGACTTGGAGCATGGGCCTGCACGTGGTTTGATTTGGGATTTGGAAAATGCCAACCGCGCAATTGGCTTTTTCGAGGATGTGCTTTGCCTCAACGGCGGTGACTACGAAGGCATGCCGTTTCTTCTGGCTCCTTGGCAAGCCTTTGTCGTCGGTAGTTTGTTTGGCTGGATGACCGTTGATGGTTATCGCCGCTTCCGATTGGGCTACATCGAGACAGGAAAAGGCTCTGGAAAAAGCCCGCTGGTCGCCGGGATCGGCCTTTACGGGTTGGTCGCCGACGGTGAACAGCGCGCCGAAATTTACGCGGCGGCCACCAAGCGCGATCAGGCAATGATCCTGTTTCGTGATGCCGTGTCGATGGTCGACATGTCTCGCAATCTTCGCTCGCGCCTGGTGCAGTCTGGTCGCGACGAAAAAGTTTGGAACCTGTTTTACGAAAAGACCAACTCCTTCTTCCGGCCCATCAGCGCCGACGAAGGCAAGTCAGGCCCTCGACCACACATCGGCTTGCTTGATGAAGTGCACGAACACAAGAGCGCCGCCACCGTAAACATGATGCGCGCCGGTACCAAGAACCGACGCAAAGCCATGGTGGTGATGATCACTAACAGTGGTTCCGATAAGAAGACAGTCTGCGGTCAATACCACGACCTGGGCGTGCGGATCTGCGCAGCCATTGAAGATGACGACAGCTTCTTCGCATTCATCTGTTCTCTGGATGAAGGTGATGACCCATTCAAAGACGAGGCCTGCTGGCCAAAGGTCAACCCCTCGCTCGACTACATCGCAGAAGGGCAGACCGATGGAATCCCTGGACGCAAGTATCTGCGTGAGCAGGTCCAGTCGGCTCGAGGGTTGCCGGCTCAGGAGTCGGTGGTGCGTCGTCTCAACTTCTGCGAATGGACGCAGGCCGATGCCCCATGGATTTCTTGGGGTGTTTGGAAGCAGGCTGAAGAGCGTGTGCCAATGCGGCTACTCAGGAACCGCCGCTGCGTCGGTGGGCTCGATCTGGCCAGCACCACGGACTTGACCGCATTCGTTCTCATTTTCTGGCCGGCTCCGCACGACCCGCACTGGCGGCTGCTGCCGTACTTCTGGATTCCGGATGATGACCTGCAAGGGCGTGAGGATCGAGACAAGGTGCCCTATGCCATGTGGGTTAAGGATGGGCACCTTGAAACGACGCCGGGCAGGGCCATCAGCAAGCTGCATGTGCTGCGTCGCCTGGTCACGATCTGTGCGTACTTCGACGTCGAACGCATCGCCTATGACCGGTGGCGCATTGAAGACCTGCTGCAGCTGATGTCCGAATATGACATCTCGCTACCGGAGATGGTGGGCTTCGGCCAGGGCTACAAGGACATGGGGCCGGCGGTAGATGAGTTTGAGCGGCGCTTGCTGGGCCTGGCCCCTGAACAGGACGTGATCGATCTTGATCCCGCTGACTGGGAGGTTATCGAAAGCGAGACAGTTGAAACCCTGCGTCACGACGGCAATCCGGTAATGACCTGGTGCGCCGGCAATGCGGTGATCGTTTCCGATCCAGCAAACAACCGGAAGGCCGACAAGGCCAAAGCGACTGGTCGGATCGACGGCATCGTCGCATCCATCATGGCCGTCGGAATCAGCAGCAAAGCTGCTGGACCGAGTGGCAAATCTATCTACGACGAAGGGGCGGGTATATGAGATTGAGCATCTTGTCATGGGTGGCCGGTGTGCCGGGCTTCGTGCTGTTGGTGTACGGCGTGTCAATGTTCAGCGATCCGGCGGCCTGCATTGTCGCGGGCGCTGGCTTAATGGGCTGGTCATTCCTTGCAGATCGAGCATCTGCCGCATTGAGAGCGAAATCCAAACCTCAAGGAGGTTGAGCATGTTCTTTTCAAGCGTGCTCGGCGAGGGTCGCGGCAATCTGACGGAAACTGGCAGCGGCTTCTGGCGCGGCTTGATCGGCAGCGGCCGCAACAGCTCCGGAGTGAAGGTCACGCCCGAATCAGCGTTGGGTCTCCCGATCCTGCAAAACTGCGTCACGCTGCTGGCCGAGACTATGGGGCAGCTGCCTTGCGAGATGTACAAACGCATGGACAAAGGCCAGCGCGAAGCGGCTATCAACCATCCGGCATATGACGTGCTTCGGTACCAGCCGAACGGTTTTCAGACTCCGTATGAATTCATGGAGTGCATGCAGGGCGCCGCCGGCTTGCGGGGCAACGGTTACAGCTTCATCGACCGACGAGACGACGGCAACGTTGTGGCGCTCTGGCCGCTGTGCAACGACAAGGTGCAGGTGCTCAAGGGCGGCGACATGCTGCCGTACTACCGGATCGGAGGTGGTGAAGCGCTGCCGATGCGAATGGTCCATCACGTACGGTGGTTCAGCACGAACCACTACGTGGGGCTGTCACCAATTGAGGTGCACGCCGAATCCCTGGGGCTTGCCCAAGCCGTCAGGCAATACACGGGCAAGAGCTTCGCCAACGGCGTGACCGTCTCAGGCGTAATCGAGCGGCCGCGTGAAGCTCCCGCAATCAAGGATCAGGGCAGCATCGACAAAATCGTTGACCAGTGGGGCCAAAAGTTCGGCGGCATGGACAACGCCAAGAAGGTGGCCTTGCTACAAGAGGGTATGACCTTCAAGCCCGTCTCCATGAACAACGTCGATGCCGAGGTGCTGGGGATCCTCAAAACCACCGGTACCGATATCGCCCGCATCTACAAGATCCCGTTGCCCATGGTCAATGACCTGGAGAAGTCCAACTACAACACCCTTGAGCAACTGATGATTCAGTTCGTGGTGTTCGCGTTGCTGCCCTGGGTCAAGCGTCACGAACAATCGATGATGCGCGACTTCCTGTTGCCCGCCGACCGGCGCAACTACTTCATCGAGTTCAACCTCTCCGGTTTGTTGCGTGGCGATCAAAAGAGCCGCTACGAAGCCTATGCCATCGGACGGCAGTGGGGTTGGCTCAGCGTCAACGACATTCGGCGCCTGGAAAACATGCCGCCGGTACCTGGTGGCGAAATCTACCTGCAGCCACTGAACATGGTGGATGCAGGTAAGTCCGGCGCCGACCTGACCAATCCCGCTGTGCGCGCTCAACTTGAAATGCAGCACGCGGAAATCGAGAGGATTCTGGCGCAATGAAAAACTACTTGAGAGCCTCCAGCCTGCTGTTCAACCAGCCGCTGTTGGTGATGCCTGATATGTTGGACCTGGGCGTTCGCTGGGCCAACCAGGTGATGAGCTTGAACATCGTCAACATCGGTGCCCAAGGCACTGCGGGCCTGTGGTCGGATGACGGTATGGACCGCATCGCACAGCGGGAAGACGAGCGCCGCACTGCTATCGCCCGCACCGGTATCGAGGTGATTCCGGTCAGCGGTGTGTTGGTGAGTCGCGGAAGCCATATCGGCATGTGCGAAACGATGACTAGCTATGAACAGCTGCGCGGGCAGATTCGAAACGCAGTTGCTGACCCCATGGTCGAGCGGATCGTGCTGGACATCGACAGCCCTGGCGGTTCCGCCGTGGGGGCTTTTGAGCTGGCGGCCGATATCCACGCGATGGCCCAGCAGAAGCCCATCACCGGAATCGTCAATTTCATGGCCTACAGTGGCGGCTACCTGCTCGGCTCGGCCTGTAGTGAGCTGGTGGTGAGCCAGACCAGTGGCGTCGGCTCCATCGGCGTCATCGCCAGTCACATGGACCGGTCCAAGATGGAGGAGGGCATGGGCGTGAAGGTGACCACGGTGTTTGCCGGTGCCCACAAAAACGACCTCAGCCCTCACGAACCCTTGAGCGATCAGTCGCTTAAGTACCTCAACGATGTGGTGCAAGAGAGCTATCAGCTCTTCGTCAACGCGGTTGCCGAGTACCGGGGGCTATCTGTACAGCAGGTCATGGCTACGGAGGCGGGGTTGTATCGCGGACAGGCGGGCATCAGTGCCGGCCTGGCTGACCGCATGCAGAGCCCGCAACAGGCTGTTGATGACCTTTCCCACTCAGTTGCGTTGAGCCGGGCGAATCGCCAGGGCGGCCGCATCGCGGTCCGTGCCGCTGCACTGAATCTTCAAACACTGAGCTGACCGCGTTCGCGGCACTCGTCGAAGCCCGCCATGTGCGGGTTTTTTTATGCCCAGGAGGCACCATGTCCCTTGTACTTCAAATGCGTAGCGAACGCGCCCAGCTGGTGACCCAGGTCCAGGCACTTGCCCAGATCGAGGCCGGCGGCGCTAGCCTCACCGTCGAGCAGCTCGCGCAGTTTGCGCAGCTGGAAACTCAGATCAACGAAATGACCGCAAAGATCACTCGCGCCGAGAGCGCCGAGCGAATCGCGGCAGCGGCTGCGGTACCTGTCGAGGAAAGCGCGCAGGGTAACAAAGGCTCCCCCACCCATATCAGTACTCATAGTGAACCAACTAAGCCGGGTATCGCGATGGCGCAAATGGTGCGCTTGATGGTCCAGGCCGGCGGCAATCAGCAGGTCGCTGCTGAAATGGCCAAGACGGGCGGTTACGGCGTCGATGTGCATATGGCACTTTCTACTGTTACCCCAGGTTCCGGCGGTGTGCTGGTACCAGAGAATTTCAGTACCAGTGTCATTGAATCACTGCGGCCAAAGTCCGTGGTGCGCAAGATGGGCGCAATCAGCCTGCCGTTGAACAACGGCAACCTGACCATGCCTCGCGTGCTGGGCAATACTCAGGTGACTTACCTGGGTACCGAGGAAGATATTGCGATCACCGATATGCAACTCGGTGACCTCAAGCTTTCCGCCAAGAAGGCCGCCGCGATCGTGCCAATTTCCAATGACCTGTTGGCGTATGCGGGCGTCAACCCGCGCATCGACTCCCAGGTCAGCAGTGACCTGGCGGTCAGCATGGGCTTGTCGGAAGACCTTCACTTCATCCGCGGTGCTGGTACTGGATCGCTCCCGAAAGGCCTGCGCTACTGGGCCCTGCCTGGCAACGTGATGGGTGCGCCTGCTGGTGCAACGCTCGCCATTGTTGACCTGTACCTGGGCGGTATGATGCTGCGCCTGGAAGGTGCCAACGTGGACCTAGCCGGTTGCGGCTGGATCATGGCGCCGCGCACCATCCGCTGGCTGCAATCGTTGCGCGACGGCAACGGGAACAAGGCCTATCCGGAAATCGACGGCGGCATGTTGAAGGGCTATCCGGTGGCACTGACCACTCAAGTACCGGTCAACCTTGGCGTCGGCGGCAACGAATCCGAAATCTACTTCGTGAACTTCGCTGACTGCTACATCGGTGAGGACACGACCTTGGCTATCGCCATCAGTACCGAAGCGTCCTACAAGGACGGTGCCGGCAACACAGTGAGCGCGTTCCAGCGCGATCAGACATTGATCCGCGTGATCAGCAAGCACGACTTCGGCCCGCGTCACGTCGAGTCTATTTCCGTGGGCACCGCCATCACCTGGGGCGCCGGAATGTAATCCCCAGACCCCGCTCACCCGCGGGGTCAATCATTCAAGCGAGTAGCAAAATGAGCGATAAGAAAATCGTCACCTTCAAGAAGGAATGGCGCGGCTACGCCGTTGGGGAGATTGCTGGCTTTGATGTTGAGGCCGCAGACGCGCTGATCGAGGGCGGTCGTGCGAAACCGTATGTCGACAAGGCTGTGCCCGAAAAAGCAGGTAAAGGCGGCGTCGCAAAAAAAACGACAGCGGCGAAGCCTCCCGTGGCTGATGGCGACCTGCCGCCAGAACAACCAGAGCAACCGGAGCAGGAGCAACCGGAAGATCTGGAGCCGCCAGAACTCGATGAGAAGCCATAGGTCATGGCTCGCCGTATCGAGTACTTCGGTGATCCGGTCCTGACCCTGGCGCAGATCGCCTTTCAGTGCCGGGTTGAACCGGAGGACATGGAGCCGGAGTTGATCGAACAGATCATCATTCCGGGAGTCACCACTCAGTGCGAGTCGAAGACCGGTGCGTCGATTCGTGGTGCCGTTTACGAAGAAGAGTGGCCAGCCGAACGCCAGTCCGGGAATGCGTTGGACATTGGTCAGGCCAGTGAGGTTGTCTCGGTGATGGCGTTGCAAGCGGATGGCACATGGGCTGCACATGCTGGGTCGTTCGAGTTGCGCCAGGATCAACGGGAATCCTTCCTGTTCTTCCCAGCAGCTCGGCCCGCTGGCCGGCTGCGGATTCGTTACAAAGCCGGGCTCGACCTTGATCTGCACCCGGGCGTCCGCAACTGGCTACTGATGGCGGCAGCGACCATCTACCGTCATCCGGAGATGTTCCTGGTGGGTCAGACTTTGGCCGAATTGCCGTCAGCGTTTCTTGATCACCTGGTGGCTGATATCACCGTACCGCCGAGGTTCTGATTATGGCCATGCGCGAGCCCAGTGCTGGAGAGTTGGACCGGCGTATCACCTTGAGGTTGAGGATCGACATCCCAGCGCCGGATCAGGGGCTCGACTCGTTGTTCACCGATCAGAAAAGACGGTGGGCAAAGATCGAACCTGTCGGTACCGCTGTTTACGCGAACGGTGTCCAGACCGATGTGAAGATCACTCATCGGGTGACCTTCTACTACCTGAAGGGAATGAGTGAGTCTCATGAAGTTGTTCACGGTGACACGATCTATCGGGTGCGTAGGGTCGCCGACATGAACGGGAAGCGTCGGTTCACCCTGCTTGAGGTGGAGGAGCTGGGCCCGCAACAGGTTGGGGGTGGAATCTATGTCTAACTCGGCTTCGATTGATGGATACCTGCACGTCGAGGGCTTCGACAAGTTTGAGCGTGAAGCCTTTGACAAACGGAAGATCCGCGCTGGCATGCGCAAGGTCGGTCTGCTGATTACTCAAAAAGCGCAAATGAATCTCGCGTTGGGCAGTGGCCAGGATGGCTACCCGGTCAATCGCTCCGGCGCCACGGTGGAGTCAATTCACTTCAGGGTGTCCCGCTCTGGATTTCTCGTTCGAATTGCCCCTTCCAAAACTACGGCGATGGAAGAGTTTTACCCGGCCTACTTGCACTATGGGGTGAAGCGAGGAAAGAAACTCGGAAAGCTGGCTCCTGGGATGGGCAAAGGTAAATCGAACCGTCGAGCCAAAGGCGCTCGCGCCGCTGCGCTGGCCGAGCGGGCTTCAGGTGAATGGCGAATCAAACCGCGTGACAACTACATGGCTGATGCGCTGCAGGATTCATCTTCGCAGGTCGAGTCAATTTTGAAAGCTGCGTTCGCGGCCGCGTTGACGTGACTCTCGAAACCGCTTTGGGATAGGCTTGCTGTTCTGTTTACAGGGAGTTGTCCATGAAAGCGTTGATCTTGCTTGTTCCTTTCGCCGCGTTGGCGCTGGTAATGAATGCCAATGCAGCGGAAGCTGCCGCTGAGGCACCAAGCGCTGCGATTGACCGTATTACGCTCATTTACATGAACCATAAGGTTTTCCCGAAAGGTGCGGTCGAATGTGATTCAAAAGTGATTGGTGCTCGTTCCATGGTTGGATGCTGGAACGTGACTCTTAATGGCAAGAGCGCACCGCAGATCTGGCTGTATGAGGCGGATAAATTTAAACCGGTGAATGGAAGTGCTCGCCAACTGGCCGAGACTAAGTTTTCCACGGAGTCTGATATTGCAGTTATGAAGCTGCCACTGCCAGCCGACATCAATGTTGGCTCAGTAGTGGAGAGCTTCAACAAGGGCTGAGAATAGCTACTTCAAAAAAACCTCGCTGATGCGGGGTTTTTTTATACCTGGGATTTGACCAATGAAATTGAACCCGATTGTTGCCCACCTGCGAGCAACATGCCCTGCCTTTGCCCAGCGCGTCACCGGTGGCATCGATTGGGATGCCGTTGTGGAAAGCGCAAATCTTGCTCTGCCAGCGGCATACGTTATTGCTTCGGCGGATGCGGGCGGCCCGAACAAAGCGCAAAACACGGTCATTCAAGACATCACCGATCAGTTCGCTGTGGTGATCGTTCTCGATGCTGGTGATGAGCGAGGGCAGGAAGCCAACGATTTGTTGCACGACCTGCGTGCGGAACTCTGGCGATCTCTTATCGGTTGGTGCCCAGCCCCGGAGTATGAGCCTATCGAATACGGCAAGGGTGCGTTGCTCCACACTAGTAGGGCGCGCGTGGTGTACCAGTTTCTGTTCACTGCCGAGTTCCAGCTTGGGCGTAGCGGGCAAGGCGATCCTGCTGAAACTTGGCACGAACTCGAACTCGACGGTTTGGCGCCTTTCACCGGCGTGACCTTCAACATGGACTGCATTGACCCGGCAGATCCGAACCTGCAAAGCCCTGGCCCAGATGGGCGCATTGAAGCGACATTCTCAGGAGACGTAACACCATGACCAAACGCATCACTGTGGTGCCGGCCTCTGGCCGCTCTGTGCCCGATCCGGAGGCTGGCGACCTGTTGCCCGCTGATGGTCGGGAAGTCCCCGATAACGCCTGGTGGCGCCGCCGCCAGTTAGACGGTGACGTAACCCTCAAGGCTGATAAAGCCCAATCCACCAAGGGCGTCACCACGCCGAAACCCGAGGAAGCGCAATAATGGCCATCGGATTCAGCAACATCCCCGCCGATATCCGTGTGCCGCTGTTCTATGCGGAGATGGATAATTCGGCGGCCAACAGTGCATCGTCGGCCATGCGACGGCTGATCGTCGCCCAAGTCAACGGCGACACCACCAGCGAAAGCATTGGCCAACTGGTGCTGGTGTCGAGTTTGGGGCTGGCCAAGGACATCGGCGGCCAAGGCTCGATGCTAGCTGCGATGTACGAAACCTGGCGCAAGACTGATCCGATCGGCGAGATCTGGTGCCTGCCGCTACAGAACGATACCGGTACCGCTGCAACAGCGACGGTCACTATCACCGGTGCCGCGACAGAGCCGGGGTTATTGAACCTGTACGTCGGCGGTGTTCGTGTGCAGTCGGTCGTCGTGTCGGCGGCTACTCCGACCATCGCAGCGTCGGCGTTGGCCGTGAAGATCAACGCTACGCCAGACCTGCCAGTCACCGCCTTGGCTGTCGCGGGAGTCGTCACGCTCACTTGTAAGTGGAAGGGTGAGAGCGGCAACGACATTGGTCTGGTTCTGAATCGCCTGGGCAAGTCCAATGGCGAGGCGACCCCTGCGGGCCTGACTGTTGTTGCGACCCAGATGGCGGGGGGCGTTGGTGCGCCTGACCAGATCGATGCAGTAGCGGCGCTGGGCGATGAGCCTTTCGAATTCATCTGCGTGCCCTGGTCGGATACGACCACGCTGAACGCGTGGAAAGATGCGATGGACGACAACACCGGTCGCTGGAGCTGGGCGAAACAACTGTTCGGCCACGTATACACGGCGAAACGCGGCACCTTGGGTACGCTGGTGGCGGCCGGTCAGGCCCGCAATGATCAGCACATGACAATCCAGGCATTGGAACCGAGCGTGCCCCAGCCGGTCTGGGTGCAGGCAGCGGCACTGGCGGCGCGCACTTCGGTGTTTATCTCGGCAGATGCCAGCCGGCCAACCCAAAGCGGATCTCTGCCCGGGCTGGATCCGGCACCGGCCAGCGAGCGGTTCACGCTCACGGAGCGCCAGTCGCTGTTGACCTACGGTCTGGCCACGGCCTACTACGAAGGTGGCTATGTGCGCATCCAGCGCTCGATCACCACCTACCAGAAGAACGCGTATGGCCAGGCGGACAACTCGTACCTGGACAGCGAGACCATGCACCAGTCGGCGTTCATCATCCGGCGTATGCAGAGCGTGATTACCAGCAAGTACGGTCGCCACAAGCTGGCCAGCGACGGTACGCGCTTCGGTGCCGGCCAGCCGATCGTCACGCCGAGCACCATTCGTGGCGAGCTGATCGCGCAATACGCCAAGCTCGAGCAAGAAGGTCATGTGGAAAATGCTGACCTGTTCGCCGAGCACCTGGTGGTGGAGCGCGACAGCAATGACCCGAGCCGGGTGAACGTGTTGTTCCCGCCGGACTACATCAACGGCCTGCGCATTTTTGCGCTGCTCAACCAGTTCCGCCTCCAGTACGACGCCGCCGCGTAACGCTGATCACGATCACCAAGCCCGCCCCGAGCGGGCTTTTTCATTCTGGAGATACAACCCATGGGCAAAAAAGTAGCGGGCACGGCCTACATCAAGGTGGACGGGATGCAGCTGACCGTCACCGGTGGCGCCGAGGCGCCGTTGATGGATAAAAAACGGGAGACGGTTTATCCGGGCTACTACAAGGAGGAGGAGCTGGCGCCCTATCTGAAAATGACCGCCATCCATGACCCGGCGCTATCGATCAAGACGCTGACCGAAGGCACCGACATGACGGTCACCTGTGAATTCAACAACGGCAAGGTCTACGTGCTCTCGGGGGCGTACCTGGTCGATGAGCCGACATCGAAAGGCGATGACGGCACCATTGAACTGCAATTTGACGGCATCAAAGGGGTGTGGCAATGACGGGCGCAGTAAAACTTCAGGTGGCCATCGAGGCCCACGGCGAGCCACTGACTGAGCTGACGTTGCGTCGGCCGACCGTACAGGAAGTGCGCGCCATCAAGGCGCTGCCGTATCGGATCGACAAGAACGAAGAGGTCGGGCTCGACATGGATGTGGCGGCGAAATACATCGCGGTCTGTGCAGGCATCCCGCCGTCGTCGGTCAACCAACTGGACCTGGCTGACCTCAACGCGCTGAGTTGGGCGGTCGCCGGTTTTTTCATGAGTGCGGCGTCGGCTCCATCAACGACCTGATTTCAGTCGCCTACGACCTGGCCTGGTTCTGGAAGGTTGACCCCGAACAGATGATGGCCAGGCCTTTGGACTTGCTCACGGAAAGCCTGGAGCACGCCCAACGTATTAACGAACTTCAGCAGGTGCAGTGATGGCGGACAAGTTTCAGCTCAAGGCGTTGATCACTGGCGTCGACAAGTTGTCGCCGACACTAACCGGGATCCGTAAGAACGTTGCGGGTTTCCGCAAGCAGATGAATAGCTCCGGCCTGGGCAACATCGGGTTCAAGGATATGTTGCAGGGCGGCGCTTTCGCTGCGCCGTTTATCGCGGGCGCCCGCGCGGCCATGGAATTTGAAACGTCCATGGCTGACGTGAAGAAGGTGGTCACCTTCGACACGCCCGAACAGTTCAAGCAGATGGGGCAGGATGTGCTTGATATGTCGGAGAAAATGCCGATGGCTGCGAGCGGTATTGCAGCCATTGTGGCCGCCGGCGGACAGGCCGGTTTCGCCCGTGGCGAGCTGAAGCAATTCGCTGAAGACGCGGTGAAGATGGGGATCGCCTTTGATCAAACCGCCGATCAATCCGGCGACATGATGGCCAAGTGGCGGACCTCGTTCAAAATGACCCAGCCTGAAGTGGTGACGCTGGCTGACAAAATCAACTACCTGAGCAACATCGGACCTTCGTCGGCTGCTCAAATTTCCGACATCGTCACCCGCATCGGTTCGCTGGGCGGTATCGCAGGTCTGTCCGCGGGGCAGGTTGCGGCAATGGGCGCGACGCTTGCGGGCGTTGGCGTTCCAAGTGAAGTCGCTGCGACGGGCATGAAGAACTTTATGCTGTCGCTGACCAAGGGCAGCGCAGCCACCAAGCAACAGTCGGAGGCGTTCAGGTCGCTGCGTCTGGATGTGAAACAAGTATCGAAGAGCATGCAAAAGGACGCGCAGGGCACGATCGAGGATGTTCTAGAGCGTATCGCCAAGGTCGACCCAGCGAAGCAGGCCGGACTGCTGACCCAACTTTTTGGCACGGAGTCGGTGTCTGCCATCGCGCCGCTGCTGACTAACCTGGATCTTTTGAAGTCCAGCTTTACCGCCGTCGGGAAAGAGGGCAAGTTCGCCGGCTCGATGGAAAGTGAATACACGGCTCGGTCGGCCACCACAGCCAACGCCATGCAGTTGTTGACCAACAAGGTCACCCGTTTGGGGGTTGAAGTCGGCGGCGCACTTCTGCCTCCGTTCAATGCCTTTATGGATCAAATAGGGCCGGCCATCACGCAAATGTCTGAACTGGCCAGGGCACATCCCGGGGTGATTCGGGGCGTTCTCGGTGCCGCGTTTGCCTTTGGTGTACTGCGGGTCGCAGTGATGGGCGCCATTGTGGTGACCAAAATCATGAGCGCAGTTACGGCCATGTCACCAATCGGGATCATTGTTCGTGGCATTGCACTTGCCGCTGGTCTGCTCATCGCGAACTGGTCAACGGTGGCGCCTTACTTCCAGGCGATCTGGGAAAAGGTCCGAGGCCCGGCGATGGTCCTGTGGGGTTGGTTCAAACAGGCATTTGCTTACACCCCGATCCCCATGATCATGGAAAACTGGGGGCCGCTGACCGAACTGTTCTCCGCGTTGTGGGGGGTGTTGGTCGCCGTCTCGACTCCGGTGATGGAATTTATGGGGAGGCTGTTTGACTGGTCGCCGCTGGGCCTAATCACCCGAAACTGGGCGCCGATCACCGCGTGGTTCCAGAGCCTGTGGGAGAAACTCAAGCCGATCATTGAACCGTTGATGAGCTACTTCGGCGGTGGTGAGGGCGGGGAAGGCGTCATCAAAACCGCCACCAACAAGGCCAACGCCTTTGCCGAAGAGCAGCGGGTGCGCAATGCCGGCGCCGGTGGCGGCGATGGCTCGTTGCTTGAGCCTGGCGCCGCCGAGGGGGCGCAGCGTTACCAGCGCATGATGAACAACGCGACGGGCGTACCCAGCACCGGCACATTGTTGAGCCGGCCGAACCTGGCGGCGCAGTCGGGCAACTTACTGCAGCAGACGGCGGCCAATCAGGCGCAGAAAGTTGACGGTGAGATCAACGTCAACATCAACGGGGCGCCGGCCGGTACCACCGTTGAACAAGGCAAAACCAACCAGAGCGGGCTGAGCATCAAGCCCAGCGTTGGCACTCGAACCATTGGCGTGATGAGGCCTCAGTAAATGGATAAGACTTGGCGCGCTGCAGTGCTGCCGGCGTCGTTTCGCGGGATCAGTTTCTTGATTCCACAGACGTCGGTACCGGTGGGCATGAAAGGTCCGCTGCATGAATTTCCGCAGCGCGACACGCCGTTTTTTGAGCAGATGGGCAAGCAGGCCCGGGTGCACAAAATGACCGCGTGGGTGGTGGGCGATGACTGCTTTGAGCGGCGCGACAAGCTGATCGAGGCGCTGCAAACCCCTGGCGCCGGCGAGCTGGTGCACCCCTGGTTGGGGCGCCTGCAGGTCAAGGTCGGCGAGTGCGAGATGGGCCACGAACGCACCCAAGGCGGGATGGTGACGTTTGAGCTGACCTTCTATCCCGACCTACCGCTAAAGTCACCGTCGGCCAAGGTCAACACCCAGCAGCAACTGGTGACGTCCTCCAACAGCCTGCTGGACGCCTCACTGGGCCGTTACCAGTCGTCGATGGCCACGGTCAATAAGGCCCGGCTCGGGCTGCTGCAACTGCGCAACAGCCTGTCGGGGGTCTACGGGGTGATCCAGCAGCAGTTCGCCCCGTTCCAGGGCACCTTCTCGACGCTCACCGGGTTTGCTCAATCGCTGATGAATTCGCCCGGCACGCTGTCGTCGCTGTTCACCAGTTACTTCAGCAGTTTTCCGGGCAGCAACTTTTTCGGCGGCTCCAGTTCCGGCGGTGGTTCGAGTGGCGGCTCCACCGGTGGCTATCGGGCGGCGGTGGCCGAAACGACGCAGCAAAGCCAGGCGGTCAGCGTAATTGATACGGTGAGCCCGCTGGGCGGCGCCGACACGGTGACCGCCTCGCAAGCGACCGCCAACCTGGTGCAGGATTCGCTGCTGGTGCAGATCGGGTTGATCGTCAGTGACATGCCGGTGACCCAACAGCCAGTGTCGCCGGGCTCGACCCCATCGGTGGACCAGCAGGCCCTGCAGCCGCAGGTGCGGCCGGAGGTGCCGGTGGCGGACGATGTCCTGGAGCTGCGCGACAGCCTCAACGAAGCGATCCATACGGCCTCGCTCAAGGCGGACCCGGTGCACTACCAGGCGCTGAATAACCACCGCCTGGCGCTGGTCAAGCACCTGACGGCGGTGGCCGCCTCGGGGGTGCGCCTGGTCGACGTGACCCCGCCGGAAACGCTGTCGGTCCTGGTGCTGGCCTATCGGCGCTTCGGTGACGCCACCCGCGAGTCCGAGCTGGTGCAACGCAACCGCATCCGCCATCCCGGTTTTGTGCCGGCGCTGCCGATCAAAATCGCCCAGAGGTAACCCATGCCCGATGAACAAAACGCCGTCAGCCTCACGGTCGACGGTCTGGATTACTTCGGCTGGAAAACGGTGGAGATCACCGCCGGCCTGGAAGATCAGGCGCGCTCGTTTAATCTCAGCCTCACCTGGCAATGGCCGGGGCAGCTTGAGCGGCGGCCCATTAGTGAGGGCGCCAAGTGTCAGGTGCGCATCGGCGCTGACCTGGTGCTGACCGGCTGGGCATTTGCCACGCCGATTGGCTACGACGACAAGCAGATCACCACGTCCATCAGCGGGCGGTCCTTGACTGCGGACCTGGTCGACTGCGCGGCGGTGAACAAGCCGGGGCAGTGGAGCAACCAGAGCGTGCTGGCCATCGTTAAGGCGCTGGCGGCGCCGTACAGCATCAATGTCAGCAGTGAAATCCCCGAAGGTAGCAAGCTCTCCGACCACACCATCGAGCCGGGCGAGACGGCGTTCGCCTCGATTGACCGGCTGCTGACCTTGTTCCGGGTGTTCTCCACCGACGATGCGCGGGGCATGGCGGTGTTGGCCAGCCCTGGCAGCGGCGGGCGCGCCTTCGATGCGCTCGAGGTCGGCAAAAACATCAAGTCCGCCGAGGCCGCGCTGGATTTCTCCGGGGTGTTTTCCGAGTACCAGGTGCTGGGGCAGAAGAGCGGCACCGATGACGAATATGGCGCGAAGGCATCCGAGGTGTCCGCCACCCTGACTGATGACCGGGTCAAGCGCCGGAGGGTGCAGATCATTCAGGAGTCCGGGCAGATGACCAACGAGCTGGCCCAGGCGCGGGCCAACTGGGAGCGCGGTTCGCGCATGGGGAAAGCCCTGGCCACCACCTACACGGTGCATGGCTGGCGCCAGTCCAATGGCCAGCTGTGGCGGCACAACACCCTGGTGCGGGTGATCGACCCGATCATCGGCTTTGACCGCGACCTGCTGATTTCGCGCATCACTTATTCGCTGAGCGACGCCGGCATGGTGACCAAGCTGGAAGTCGCCCCGCCAGACAGTTTTGAGCCGGAGCCGAAGGATCCGCACAAGGCGCGCAAGGCGAAGAAGGGCGGCAAGGCCGACAACTTCGAGTACCTGATTCCTGCTGACTACGAGACCAAAAAATGAACCTGAAAAGTATGCTGGTCCGCGGCACGGTGATCATGGCCGATGCTGCGCGCAAACTCCAAACCCTGCAGGTGCGCCTCACGGCCGGGGAAATCAAAGACGGCGCCGAGCACTTCGAGCCGTATGGCTTGACCAGCAACCCGTTGGCCGGCGCCGAAGTGCTGACCGCGTTCCTCGGGGGCGACCGTTCCCACGCCGTGGTGCTGGTGGCCTCTGACCGCCGGTACCGGATCAAGGAGCTCGCGCCGGGCGAGGTGGCGATCTACACCGACGAAGGCGACAAGATCCATTTTAAACGCGGGCGGATCATCGAGATCGAAACCGCCACCTTGAACATCAAAGCCACCAACTCAGTGAACTTCGACACGCCGACCATCACCCAGACCGGGCGGATTGAGTCGACCGGCGACCAAGTCGCCGGCGGGATCAGTCAGATCGAACACCCGCACGGCAATGTGCAGGCCGGCAGCGGCCAGAGCGGGCCGCCCGTGGGAGGTGCGTGATGATGCTCGCGGACGCGCTGCACGCTGACCTGACGCGGGCGGTGATCATCAGCCTCTACACCTGGCGCCGCGCCGCCACCGACGACCCGGTCGACGACGAGGAGCGGTTCGGCTGGTGGGGCGACAGCTACCCGGCCATCGCCGATGACCGCATCGGCTCGCGCTTGTGGCTGCTGCGTCGGGTCAAGCTGACCGCGCAAACCCAGCGCGATGCCGAGTTCTACGCCCGCGAGGCGCTGCAGTGGCTGCTCGACGATGGCCTGGTGATCGGCCTCGAGGTCAGCAGTGAGCAGGTCGACCTCAATCGCTTAAACCTGCTCACCACGCTGACGGTCCCCAGTGGCGCGCGGCTGAACATCAACCCTTCTTCTGCCTGGCAGGTGATCTATGCCGTATGAAACTCCCACGCTACCGGTGCTGGTCAGTCGCGCCCAAGCCGACCTGGCGGGCGATGCCTTGCGCCGCTCCGATGCGCAGGTGCTGGCCCGTGCGCACGCCGGTGTGGCCTATGGGCTGTACGGCTACCTGAACTGGATGGCCGATCAAATCCTGCCGGACTCGGCGGATGAGGAAACCCTGGTGCGCATGGCCGCGTTGCGCTTGAACGAGCCGCGTAAGCCGGCCCAGTCTGCCAGCGGTCCGGCCAGTTTCATGGCCGCGGCCGGCGGCGTACTCGATGTCGATACCGTGCTGCAGGCCGCTGATGGCCGCACCTACAAGGTCACCGCCGGCGTCACCACGGTGGCAGGCCTGAACAGCACCACGCTGGAGGCGGTCGACGCGGGAGTCCTGGGCAATGCCGAGGCCGGTCTGGTGCTGACCTTGGTCCAGCCGGTAGCGGGGGTGTCCAGCACCTTTACCGTGTTGGCCCCCGGTCTGGCCGGTGGGGTGGCCCAGGAGAGTATCGAATCGCTGCGTGCGCGGGTGATCCGCTCCTATCGGGTGATTGCCCAGGGCGGTTCGGCAGAGGATTACGAGACCTGGGCGCTGGAAGTGCCAGGTGTCACCCGCGCCTGGTGCCGGCGTAATTACCTGGGGCCGGGCACCGTCGGGCTGTTTGTGATGCGCGACAACGACGTCGCGCCGGTGCCGAATCCGGCGCAGTTGGCCGAGGTGAAAGCCTACATCGAGTCGCTGCGCCCGGTAACGGCGGAGCTGTACGTGTTGCCGCCGGTGGAGGTGCCGGTGCTGTACAGCATCCACGCGGTGCCGGATACCTCGGCCGTGCGCGCAGCCATCGATCTGCAGTTGCGCGATCTGCATCAGCGCGAGGCTGGGCTCGGCGACACCTTGCTGATCACTCACATCCGTGAAGCCGTCAGTGGCTCCACGGGCGAAACCGACCATCAACTGACGGCACCGGTGGCCAACGTGGTTCCGGCCACCAATCACCTGCTGACGTTTGGGGGGATCACATGGCTGTAGCGCGCACGCCCGAGCAATACCGCCTGCAGCTGCGCGGGCTGCTGCCGTCGGGGCCGGCCTGGGATCCCGAGCTGGTCCCGGAGATCGAGCTGGTGCTGGCGGGGGTCGCGGTCGAATTCTCACGCCTCGAGGCGCGGGCCTTGGACCTGCTGAATGAAATGGACCCGGCGGGTGTCAGCGAGCTGGTGCCGGACTGGGAAGCCATCATGGGCTTGCCGGATGCGTGCCTAGGGCCGAACCCGGCGTTTGAAGATCGGCGGCTGTCGGTGCGCCGTCGGCTGTTCGAGGTCGGGGGGCAGAGCCCGGCCTATTTCATTGAGATCGCCGTCAGCCAGGGTTACCCGAACGCGACCATCACCGAACACCGAGCGCCCCGTATGGGGCGTTCTCGTTTCGGCGCGGCGCACTTTGGTACCTGGAGTGCGCAGTTCATCTGGACCTTAAACACCGGCGGGCGCCAGCGGAAGGGCCGGCGCTTTGGCGTCAGCTACTGGGGCGAGCGTTTCGGCGCCAATCCGGGCAACGCGCTCGAATGCTTGATCCGTCGGCCGGCGCCGGCGCACACCGTTGTGCGCATCAATTATGACTAGGGAGTAAAGCCGTGGATTATCCGATCAGTGTGCCCAGCGTTGGGCTGGTAGCTGGCAAGTTTGTCGATGAGGACCCGTTGCTGGGCACGCCGGGATCGTTGATCCCGGCGCAGTGGGGCAATGCGGTCACGCAAGAAATTCTGAATATTCTGAGTGCGGCGGGTATTGCCCCCTCGGAGGTCGTGAACGATCAGCTGTTAACCGCGATTCGCGGGAAAACGCTGTTTGTCACTCAGCCTCAATTCGATGCCACGCAGGGGGTGGCGACCACGGCGTTTGTAAAGGGGGCGCTGGGGAATGATTCCGGTTTTACTAACCTGGTCGGCGTGACCACGCTTAATGCGAGCCATGCCGGGAAGCTCATCTATGCCGGTGCGGGGGGCAACTACACGGTAACGCTGCCATCAGCCGTCGCCGTGGTGCCTGGGACAAAGCTGCGAATTGTGATGTTTGCCAGCCAGCCGTGCTTCATCGCTACGCAACTGGCTCAGTCGATTTATGTCAATGGTGGTACGCCGCTATCCACTATCACGCTGGGGCTTGGCGATAGCCTGACGGTTGAGACGGATGGCACCAATTGGTACGCCGTGGGCGGGTCTTTCCAGCTTAAATATGCTGACGCCTTTGGCGCGGCCCTGAGTTCCAATGGTCGCCAGAAGCTGCCGAGCGGCCTGATTATGCAGTGGGGACAAGTCACGACCTCGGCGTCTGCCAGTGTGCCTGTGACCTTCCCTATCGTTTTTCCCAATAGCGTACTCGAAACCTACTGCGGCGCTAACTCGAACAGTCCGACTTTTGCAAACCTCTACACCCCCAATAATTCTGGTGGCTCCGTCGATGGCTGGAACAACTCCGGTGTGCGTGTAGCGATCAATGCCCGCTGGTTTGCCCTCGGTTACTAAGGAGAAAATCTATGTACGCTTCAAAATCTACTCGCGGGTTTTACGATACCGAGATTCATGGGTCCCGCCTGACCACTATCCAAGACCCGGCATGGGTCCGCCCGACGACGGATATCGTCGTCCAGCCGGGCGAGTCGGTGTGGGTGGGCGACGAGCTGCTGAACAACACCGGGGACGAACCGATCACGCTCCGCGCTGTTCCCGATATGCGCGCAACCCCGGACACGCTGGAGGTGGTTAACCCGGCCTGCTTGATTCCTGAGGATGCGGTCGAAATCACCGCGGCCTACCATGCCGAGCTGCTGGCGGGGCAGTCGGCCGGCCAGGTGATTACTTGGGGTGAGGATGGTTATCCGGTGCTGATGGATCCCCCGGTCGTCTGGCTGGCCGGCGCGGAGCTGGCCGAACAGGTGGATACCACCATCGCCGGCATTTACTTGAACTGGACGCGCTTCCAGGCGGAATACGAGTTTCGGGAGAAGGCGGCGCGGGCCTATCAGGCCGCCGACTACACGGGTGAGTGTGGTGTCTGGATCAGTGCGTTTGCCGTCGCGGCGGGCCTGACCTCTCGTGCGGCCTGCGACCTGATCCTGCTCCAGTCCGACGGCCTGCGCGCGGCCCAAGAATCCCTGGGCGCACTGCGGATGCGCAAGTACGAACTCCTGCCGCTGGCCGAACAGGCGGCCCTGGACAGGTACGACGAAATCAATGCGGCGATTCAGCAGGCCGTGGCGCTGATTGCTTAACCGAAAGTGGGGGGCTGTGTATGGACGTAGTTCGAGTGCTGTTCACCCGCCGCCGCGCGCTGGGCAGTCTGCTGATCCGCGGCGTCACCTGGTCCGCCTTCAGTCACGTTGAAATCGTGCTGGGTGACCAGGTGATCGGCGCCAACATACTGGCCGGCGTGAGCCTGACGCCGCTCAAGCGACGCTTGGGGCAGGCCAGCTATGCGGCGTTGGTGGATATGCCGTGCCCGGATGCCGCCGCGGTCAAGGCTGCCGCCCTGAGCCAGTTGGGGGCCGGTTACGACTACCTGGGGCTGCTGGGCATCCTGGCGCACGCTGACGACTTCCAGGTGCGGGAGCGGTTTTTCTGCTCGGAGTTCGTCGCCTGGGCCTTCCGCGAGGCCGGCGCGCCGCTGCTCCGGCCTGAGCTGACCGGGCGCTCCACCCCACAACACTTGTGGATGCTGCCCGCGCCCACGCAAACCGCCGGCTCGCCGGAGGCGTTGTTAGAACTGGCCTAACCCAAGCGCCCTAGTGGGCGTCATCCGCCAATGCCCGCCGCGTGCGGGTTTTTTATTGCCTGGAGAGAACCGATGACCGTGACAGAAAGAGATCGCGATGTGTTCGCCCGCACCTTGTGGGGGGAGGCCCGCGGCGAGAGTCTGGCAGGCCTGCAGGCCTGCGCCTGGACCATCCGTAATCGGGTGTTCGATGGCAAGGCGAAATCCTGGTGGGGCGAAGGCTACGCCGGCGTTTGCCAGAAGGCTTGGCAGTTTAGTTGCTGGAACGGCGACGATCCGAACGCGCCCTACCTCACGGGGGCCAAGCCGATTCCCTCCGGCGAGTACAAGCGAGCGCTGGCGGTGGCCATGGAGGTGATGGCCGGGGTGGTGCCGGATCCCACTGGCGGGGCGACCCACTACTATGCGACCACCATGCCCAAGCCCCCGGCGTGGGTGAAGGGCGCCAAGCTGACGCTGACACTCGGTCATCATCTCTTTTACAAGGATGTGCCATGAGTCCTTCGGCTTTGAAGCTGGCCCTTGTCGGAGTGCTGGCGCTGTTGTCGCTTACCGCCGGTGGTGTGTGGCAGGTGCAGGATTGGCGCTATGGCGAGCAACTGGCTGAGCAGGCGATTCTGTACAAGGACGACCTTACTGCCCTCAGCAACGCCGCCGCCGCTCAAGTGCGCACCGCGCAGGATAAGCGTCTGCTTCTGGAGGATCGTCTGTCGTCAAGCGAGCAAACCCACTATAAGGAACTGAGCGATGCTCAAACCAACCAGGCTCGCCTGCGCGATCGCCTTGCCACTTCTGATCTGCGGCTGTCAGTCCTTCTCGACGCCACGGATTCAGCCACTGGCTGCTCATTGCCAGCCGGTACCGACGCCCGCCGCGTGGTTCATGGAGGAGCGCGCGCCAGACTTGACCCGGCGCATGCTCAACGAATTGTCGGAATCACCGACACCGGTGACCAAGGACTGATTGCGCTGGCGGCGTGCCAAGCATACGTGCGGGAAGTATCACGCTGAGCCTTTGTCGCACAGCTGGCGACGCAAGTCCTCGATGAGTCGATCCTTGCCGCGGGATACTGTCTGAAGATCCCGCTCTTTCAAGCGCAGCACTGCCAGTGTGCCGGACTGCTCTCGAAGATTTCTCATAGCCTCGTCACGACCCCGTGAAATTTCGGCGTGCATCTCCACCAGTCCTGATATGTTTTCCTTAGCTGCACGCAGTTGTAGCTTGAGCTCCTGGATTTCCTCCTCGAGCATGTGCGCGTAATGCTTAACGGTGTCGAGTTGAGTCGGGCTACCGAGCCAGTCAGAGGTGTCTTCGATTTCGTAGGGATCCACGGTAACGCCTTATCTGTACTGTTTGGATATACAGTAATCGATAAGGGATAATGCCAGCGATGGTGATGCGACGAACTGCATTCACATTTAACCAGGAGGACGTGTGATGGGGAAAAATTCAGCGTATCGGGAATCTAAGCTCAGGGAGAGAGCGCAGGTTCTTGTTGATGAGCAGGGAATCTCTTTCGAGGATGCATTGTGTGCCATTAAGGAACGAAGGGCTTTGACGATGCAGGCTCTGAAGAGAACTAGCCGGGGCAGTAAGGTGCTGGCCAGGCGGAAGACTTCATCGACGCCATTCACCAGGCTCAAAGAGAAGGTCCAAGGTTCCAATCGGCCGTTGCAAGGAGGAGCGCCCGGTCAGGGCAAGAAATCTTGATGGGGCAAAAATGGGGCAAACCGTACGCCAACCAATGCCATTTAATGCCAAATGAACAATAAGCGTGATTTGTCAATTAAGCCCTATACCCCATGTAATTCGGGGGTGTAGGGCTTTTTTTCGTTAGTACTCCAACACAATTGGCGTGTGGGAGGACAGATCAGAGAGCGCTTTATTCATCGGATAATCAGGCAAATTCGTTGAAAGGTGTAGGGCAAAGGAGGGGCATCGGCCCGGCTTTTCCGCGATGGGCGCAAGGTTAACATGGGCGGTCCACCCGACGCAGGCATGAAAGCCCTGAGATACATTTCTTCTGTCTATGCACAACATATGCGTCATTTATGCAATTTGGCATTTGTCTTCCGCGAAAAGAACAAGCACTATGCGCTTTATGCAAAAACGCAATGTTTCTACCGTCTTAAGGGCGCTGCTCGATCAGCACGGGATCTCCCCCACGGAGCTTCACCGTCGCACCGGCGTGCCTCAATCCACTCTCTCGCGGATCCTCAGCGGGAAGATCGTCGATCCCTCGGATAAACACATCTCGAAGATTGCCGAGTACTTCGCCGTGAGCACCGACCAGTTGCGGGGCCGTGCGGATGTCGCGCCTGCAGCCAGCACCGGGCGCGATCAATTGCATTCGGAACTCAAGGACATAAGTCTGTGGGACGACGATACGCCCGTCGATGATGACGAGGTATCGGTCCCCTTTCTTCGCGAGGTTGAATTGGCTGCAGGATCAGGAAGGTTCGTCATCGAAGAGAGCGAGCGCTCTAGCCTG